ATTAAAAAATGGAAAATTAGTATACATAGAGCCACAACTATATTCAGGAAAGGTTATGAGAGATATAATGGAACTTGCAAAAGACGGTAGCAAAAGACCTCATGAAAAAAGAGGAATAGCAAGGATAGATGATAAGTTGTTTAAGAAGAAATTCGTATCAATTTTTGGATATTAACCTTAATACTTTTAAAGCGTCGAAGCCTACAAATTCCTCGACCTTATTGTTATTTTTATTATATAGGAGTATACATGGGAAACCTGTTTCTGCATCCTTTATGAATGCGTGATAAGCATCATTTCCTTTGTATTCTCCTATTTTTTTTATACCACCATTGGGATGGTTTACGAAAAACATAGCTTTTTCTACAACTGCTTGTGGAATATTCATAGTTGATATATTTATAAGTGTTTATTTTATTCTTTTATCTACTCTTCATCGTCTCTCTTGCTATTATCTTCGTCTCTAACTATCTTAGTTAAATCCTTATCGAAGTAATATACACGATGGCTTATAACTTTGTGACCTTCTGGGTTGTTTGCTCTAAAGGTATGCTCGATTTTCCAACCTATAAACTTTGGGACGAAAAGCGAATCTAACTCTTGGTGTCTTTTTTCATACTTCTTCAAACTATCCAAAAGAGTTTCTGCTTCTTGTATATATCTACTTTGTGTATCATATAAACCTAATTCCTCATAGGTTTCTGCATTATTGAGAGCCAATGTGCATTTCCTACTGTATTTTTCTTCCCAAAACACCACTTCCTTATATTCTTCGAGGTCTTCAACTTGAGAAAAAGCAGAATCCAAAGTGCCAAACTCTACACTCTCATAGCTATTCATGTCGTGTAATGATGTTTCAAGTTGCTTTTTAACGAGGTTTTCAGCCTGTTTTTGTGGGTTTTGTGTGCAACTTGTAATTGCAAACATCAAGCCAATAAGTGATAGCGTTGCTAGTAGGTTTATTTTCATCGGTTTTTAATCTTAATTATTAGTGAATAAAAATGCAACTTACACATAGTGTAAAGTCTTTGTTGCAAATATAGTGCTTTTCTGTAAATAATTCACTTAAAAGAGGGATTTATTTGCTCTGATAGAGTATAATTTGTTCTTAATCTGTTAAAAATAACAAAAATCAGAGCTTAGAAAAAACACAATTCCTTTAATATCTAATTTTGGGTATTCTATAGAACAAAAAACAAGAAAAATGAAAAAAGAACTTTTAGCAGCGTTGAAAGCCAAGTTTGAGGGGGTCAACGAAAGTATTTTAAGTAGGATTGCAGACAAACTAGCCAAGACTACAACTAAAGAAGATGTTGCAACCGCAGTTTCGGGGGTGACGATTCAACAAATCATCGAGGGTTATGGCGATAGCAGAGCAACAGAAGCTCAACAATCTGCTGTACGCAACTACGAGGAAAAGTATGGTTTAAAGGATGGTGAAAAGCTACAAGATCCTAAGCCAAAGCCACAAGAGGAAACTATGCCTGAATGGGCAAAACAGCTTGTAAAAGAGAATAAAACACTCTCTGAACGCTTAGGTAGAATGGATGGTGAAAGAATTACCGCAGAAAGAAAGCAAAAACTATCTGCAGTGTTCAAAAAATTGCCTGAAAACCTTAGAAAACCATATGAACGTATGTCGGTTGATAAGCTTTCTGACGAAGAGTTTACAGCTCTTGTTGGAGAAATCACAGCAGAGGTAGACGAAATCGCATCGTCTGTGAAGTCTAAAGGTGCTGTTTTTGGACGTCCTGCAGCACATCAAGGCGGAGATAACTCTCAAGAACTATCTAAGGAGGAACAAGAAGCTATTGCAGCAAGAAACACTTCTCTAAAAGATGGTGAACAACCTTTTTAATTAACATTTAAAACCAAACGAAAATGAGTATGACAGTACAAAGACGCAAAGAGACAAGATTTCCAAGCGTCATCATGCACAAAGTTGCCGATGTAAGAGGTGGCGTGTCTGTGCAAACAAAAGAACTTGGCGGAAAATATCTGCTTGAGGGCACTGTTCTTTCAGCTCCAATTGATGGCATTTGCCACGTTGTGAAAGTTGCAAAAATCAATGAAGATGTAGCGGCTAGCGGTGTTGCAATCAAGGTAGAAAAAGGACATCACTTTGTAGTAGGTGATATTCTTTGCGCTAAACTTGGCAACAAAGCAACAACTATCACTGCAATTGACGCTAGCGACAAGAGCGTTGATACTTTGACTATCAAAGCAGCGTTGGGAGAGCTTAAGAAAGGTGCTTTTGTGTTCTTAGCAGAGAAAGAATCTGCAGATACCAAATCGGCATTAAAGTATGCTCCTTTTGCGATTAACGGTACAACCAAACCCGTTGTTGCAGGTGACAACTTAGATACTGATGCTTGGTTAATTGCAGTAACGAAAGGTAATGACTTGCCAACTGAAATTGAACAAGCACTTAAGGGTGTAATCAACTACTAAGGAGGAGGAATTTAAAATATGATTAGACAAACATTAATCGAGGGATTGAATGATAAAATGGTGCAAGCACGCTTGGATTCAGCTGATGCTTCGCAGTTCTATTTTGGTAAGCATTTCCCCGTAAAAAAGGTGACAGGTTTCACTTGGAAAACTCTGTCAAATCAATTAGCAGCTAAGAATGTAGCAGCTGATTTGCACACAGACAATGGAACAACCATTCGTAAGCGTAGACCAATCTTTGAGAGTGCAAAGGGAGACATTCCTTTTATCTCTATTTCACGTGAAATGACACGTTCTGAAATCAAAAATTATCAAACTGCTCTTGCTCTTGCAGGTGAAGCAGATGCTGTGAAGCTTGTACAATATTGGGGTGAAGATGTCGATTTTTGCTTCAATGGTGTTCAATCTGAACTTGAATACATTGCTCTTGCGTTGGTATCTAACGCTGGTAAGTTAGATTTCACAACTACCAACAACGCTACATTTGCTAATGAGTTCTCACTAGACTATGATGTGGACGAAGAAAACAAGGTTTCAACATCTACTGATTGGGGCAACGCAGCTAACGCTGATATTATCGGTGACTTGGTTAAGATTGTGAAGCAAGCAAAGGCAAGAAATCTCAATCCTAAGTTTGCGTTCATCAACTTGGATGAGTTGTACAAGATTTGTTCAAGCGAGCAAATCATCAAAGCGTGTGCATCTTACATTCAAAATGCAGTTGGCATGGCTCAAACACCAGACTTAGCAGCAGTAAACCAAATGCTTGCAAGACAAGCGTGGTTGAATGGCTTGCAGTTGCGTGTAATTGACCAAACTATCTCACGTGAGTTTGCTGATGGTACAACCACTAGCGCAAACCCATTCACTGATAGCCGTATGGTGTTGTCTGAAACTGAACGTTTGGGAACAACTCAATATGATGTGTTGAGAGAAAATAGTGACCTTATCTTGCGTGCTGAACGTGCTCATACTGTGGTGAAAAAGTATGGTACTATCGAGCCTACAAGTGAGGTAACTATCGGTCAATGTGATGCTGTTCCTGTGCTCGATTCTGCTTACAGAAACGTGTATGTGAGAACCGATAAAAAGAAGTGGTAAGAAGCTCATTTAACCTTAATAATTAAAGTTTTATCATGATTACAATTCTCGAAGTTTTAAAAGGAATAAACGCCTACCCAATACCACAGAGAACAATAGGGGAGATTGCAATAAAAAGAAGCCTAAACTTAGATGCAGACCTAACAAGTGACATCGCAGTTTCAAAGGATTTTCTCTTGGCGAAAGCAGATCTTTATATGTGGCTCTCCTTTGCCCCTGATGTATCGCAAGGTGGGCAGTCTTATTCTTTCTCCGAAGATCAACGGACATCGTTTAGAAACTTAGCAAAAGCGATATACAACGACTTTGGAGAAACTTCGGGAGCTGTTAAAACTAAATTTGGATACAAGGGAGACACCTTATGATTATTGAGAATGGCACTATAAGAGTTAAAAGCAAAGCGCAATGTTATATTGACAGAGACACAGGATTTGTTGAAAGTTGCGAAAAGTCTACATGGGGCAAACCAATTCCATGTCAGTATGAAATAGCATCTTACAACAACCTAGCGAAGTCAGACAACATGCCTTACACTGAAAAACACTACACTATACTTATCGAGATGCGCAACTTCAAAGGTGAGCAGATAAGTTTATTTGATGCGTTTGGCAATTCTCTTGGTGAATTCTCAATTATCCAAATTAAGCCACTAACGGCAGTCGATGAAATCCAAATAACCGTCTAATAATGAAGCAAATAACATCACAAGAAGAGATAGATAAGTACCTAAAGAGTAGCGTTGAAGAATTAATCAATGAGACTATTTATAAGCTATCTTATATCGGTGAACATGTGGTAAATACAGCTCGTTTATCGGGAAGATATTTAAACCAAACAAACAACTTAAGAAGTAGTATTGGTTACATCATATCTATTGATGGTGAGATTGTTAAACGGGGCAAATTTGATGTTGTAAAAGATGGTTATGATGGAGCCAAGAGCGGTGAAGCTTTGGCGCAAGCTTTAGCCAAAACGAGCAAAGGAATAACCTTAATAGTCGTAGCAGGTATGCATTACGCAGTATATGTTTCTGCAAAAGGACTAGATGTGCTAGATAGCGCAGAGATAGAACTTGAAAAACAACTACAAGAACAATTCAAAAATGGCTAAAACAAGCAAAGAAATACTTCAAGATGTTCGCAGACTACTTTTAGGTAGTAGGCTTCAACAAAACCTATCTGGCAATATCTTTTTTAGTCGTGAAAACAGACCAAAAGATAGCCTGCTTGAAGACATCTTGATTATTTTCACAACAGGTGTTCCTGATCAAGTAGAAAAAGGCGTTATCACTATCAACATTTTTTACAATGACCACGACCCATATAGTAGTGGAAATTTCATCGAAAACGAAAAGCGAGGAGCAGTAATAGAAGCACTTGCTAAAGAGTGGGTTAGTTCACTCACAGCTGGCGTTTCAAACTACAAATTCAAGCTTTTAAACACAATAACTAGCTTTAAAGAAGATAATACCAATCAACACTTTATCGTGATAAAACTAGGTTATGACTACTTCGGAAATGTATAATATTAATCACTAAAAAAAAGAATAAACTATGTCAGTTTTATCTTGGGGAAAACCCACAATTGAATTTTGTCCGTCAGTAGGTGGAACGCCCGACGGCAACTGGAGAAAGACAGCGACACCAAAAGAAGATACAACTAAGTTGTCGCAAGCTCAAGGAGAAGAAAAAACCGCTACAGAAGAGGGCGGAGAAGTTGTTGATTCTCGTGTTGGCAAATCATCTTTCACATTTGAATTTGACCACTTTGTCAAGAAAGGCGAAGAGCCTTTTGTAGAGGACGAAGACGGTGTTATTACAGGTGAATTTGCATTACGCTTAACCCCCGAAGATGAGGGTGGAAAAGGCTTCCTTATCGAGCGTGCAACCTTGCGTTGCGAGCAAACCTATTCATCGGCAGAGGGCATCCTACTTCACTATGTGGCAAAGGCTTTGAAGCCCGCAACAGGTAAGATTGTAAAGCCTTACCAAAAGAACGCCTTATCGCTTTCAGGTGATAAGCTTTACTTTGGTGCAGCCGCAGATAACACAGGTAAGACAATCACTGCAACATCGAGAGGTAACATCGCTGTTAGCACACCAAATAGCGATTGGATTACAGCGACAGCAAATGCCAAAGTAGCAACAATCAAGGTGGCAGCAAACACCACAGGTAAAGTGCGTGTGGGCAAAGTAACTATCACTACTGATGGTTTAGCATCGGTTGTTGAGGTAACTCAAATACCTTAATAAAAGAAATAGCAGGCTAGCGTAAAAACTAGCTTGCTATTATATAAAAACACATACATAATATCATGATAAACGATAAAACAATTGAGCAAAAGGCAGGTGATGCCATTTTGCAAGTGCCACAGAATATATTAGTAGGCACTAAAACATACAAAGTCTCTTCACCTAGTGTTGCAACGCTTATCAAAGTTTCACAGTGTATTTCTACACTTCCAAATATCACGCTAGACAAGGCAGAAGTGGTAAAGGAATCTTTGTCTTTTGCTAAGCATTGCGAACCGTTTGGAGAAGCTTTAGCAATACTTATTTTGGGGGCAAAAAACCTCACTGAAAAACGCACAATCCAAAAAGAAATCGAGGTTGAAGAGGAAAAAATCGTTTACAAATCATACCTATTTGGCTTGTTCAAACGCCCTTTAAAGACCATTCAAACGACCACAAAAGTAGTTACAGAGACTATCGAAGTGGATAAAAAAGCAGAGCTAGCAAAAGAGCTTTTAGAGAATTTCTCACCTAGTGAGCTTTACAACATCACCGCTACACTAATAGGTAATTTGCAGTTAGGTGATTTTTTCGGGCTTTCCATTTTCCTAACAGAGATAAATCTTCTTCGCCCAACGAAAATGGATTAAACAACAGCATTTGGGCAATCGTAGCAGGCACAGCAAAGGTTTATCACCTACCATTTGAGACAGTGCTTTATGATATGTCTTACGTAAATCTCACTATGTACAGCGCAGTTTTGCCTACATACGATAACGAGAAAGACAAGAAAAATGAAGAAGTAATTAATGGTGATGACAAGAATAATTCTAAAAAAATAGATGACTTCTTTAATTCAATAACAGACTAAAAAAAACAGAAAGGATAGTATATATGGAATCGAACGAGAAAGGTTTATATTTTTCAGCGAGAATTGACACTTCACGCTTACAATCTGATGCTGAAAAAGCAAGCAATATACTATCTAATATAGATAAGCAAGCGTCACAAGAGAGTAATAGAATCCAAGAGTTACTTTCTAATGTCCCTGTTGTAAATATCGACATTGCAACTAACGCCCCAACCACTTTGAGTGCGGTTGCAGCTGCTTTTGAGGAAATAGACAGAGTAACAGATACTAATAAAGCAGCTATAAGGGAGTTGTCAAGCGAATATGATAGGCTGTCGGCTAAAAAAAATGTTGTTGCAAAAACAGGTACAAAAGACGAATATAACGCAATTAAAAACGAAACAATTGCTATTCGTGAAAATATCAATTTGCGCCAAAAGGTAAACGAGCAAGCAGCCGTTTTAGCTGATGATTTACTAAAGGTAGAACAGAAGTTGCAAAAGGAAGCGGAGGCAACCCAAAAGGCAAGCGAGAAAACCCAATCTTTAAGAACTCAAATCAAAGCGTTATCAATGCAAATGGCAGAATTTATCGCCAATGGAGGCGACGAGAAATCCGCTGAATATGTAAAGATGACGCAAGAACTTGGACGCTTAATGGACATACGAGGTGACATCGCAAAGCAAGGTAGCGTATTTGCTAACGATGAGGCGCAAATAGCAGGTGTAATTAAAGGTATCGGAGGCTTAACAGGTGCTTTTACAGCAGCTCAAGGCGCAGCATCTTTATTCGTAGGTGAAAATGAGAACCTACAAAAAATAATGCTTAAGGTGCAAAGCCTTATGTCTATTACAATGGGTTTGCAGCAGGTACAACAGGCATTAAATAAAGATAGTGAGTTTAGATTAGTTACTATCAATGGCTTAAAACGCTGGTATAACAAGGTCGTTGCAGAGGGAAACACCTTGCAAGCAGTAGAGACAGCAGAAACAATTAAAAACACCGCAGCAAAAGAAGTAAACACCGCAGCAGAGGCACGCAATGCAACAGCAAAGCAAGCGTCTAGCAATGGTTCAAAAGAGGTTATTGCAATGCAAAATCTTGACACAGCTAGCAAGGCGACAAACGCTGCTGCTGCTAGTGCTGGAACATTAGCAAACTTTACTCTTGCAGGTGCTTTTAGAGCTGTAGGTGCTGCTATTCGTGCAATTCCTGTATGGGGTTGGATAGCGGCTGCTTTAGCTGCAGTTGTAGCAGTTGTCGGTACTTTAGCAGCGAAAGCCAATGCAGCTAAAAAAGCTGCAAATGATGCTTTTAATGCAGCGGTAAAGAAGCAAGAAGAGTTCAATAAGGCTATTGCAGATAAGGTCGCTGACCAAATAACCATTTATAACAAGCTAAAAAGAGAATATACAGCTCTTGGAAATAACTTCAAAGCACAAAAGAAGTATATAAAAGATAATCAAGATGCTTTTCACTCTTTAGGCGTTGCGATTAGTGGCGTGAATGATGCAAATAAATATCTCATTCAAAACTCGTCTAGCGTGGTTGCTGCACTTATGGCACAAGCAAAAGCGGCTGCCGCTTTTGACATGGTAAAGGAGAAGCAAAAAGAACTTATACAAGTGAAACTTTCTCCTGTCAAGGTGAAAAATATAAAGCCTGATACTCAAAAATACGAACAAACAGTAGATAGGTTTGGCAATATTATTCTACAAGAGAGTGAAACTTATAATAATAGTAATTATTTAGGTAGAGTTCTAGAAGCTCAAAAAAAAGCTCACAAGGCTAAGAGAGAAAAAGAGAAGAAATTAGAAAAGGATATTGAGAAGATTGCAAATGTTGGAGCAGATGCAACCATAGAAGCTGATAAGCAGTTTAAAAAAATAGGCGTAAAGAAATACGATAAAAACGCTGATAAAAAAACTAAAAGCGGTAAAAGCGATGCGCAAAAATTAGCCGATGAAATGGCAGAGCGAGCAAAGCTTTCAAAGGAGTATTTAAAGCGTCTAGCGGAGCAAGAAAAGGAAGATAAACTAGACTTAAGACAAAAGAATATCGACCTTGAGAAAGACAGCTTTGAGAAAGAAAAGAAGCAAATAGAGCTTAACTATGATAGGCTTATTTTATCTATTGAAAAGAAGCGTAAGGAGATGCTTTCAGCACTTGAGGAAGACAAGTTAAGAGAGTGGAAAAATAAAAATCCCAAAGCGACAAAGGAGCAGGAGGAAAAATACCGCTTAACTCTAAATTTAGATACAAAGAGCCTTTCAACGGAGCAACAAAACATATTAAAAGAATATGAAAAAGTAGCAGTTGAGAGCAAAGAAAAAGCAGAAAAGGATTTGCAAGATAAGCTACTCAAAGAGTTTGAAACTTACCAAGTGCAACGCACTAGAATTAACGAGGAATACGACAAAAAACGCAAGGAATTAGACGCTTTGCCTGTTGATATTGCAACTAAGGAGCAAGCTATTTCAGCACTTGAAACAAAGCGCAAAGAAGCGTTAAAGCGAGTAAACGATGAGGAGGTATCAAAGTTAAAAGAAACATCTAGTTTATTTGTAGAGTTATTCGAGGATGCTGGCGAAAAAAGTACTAAAGAAATAGAGCGAATAATCGCTAAAACTAGTGAGCTTTTAAGCTACTTAAAAAACACATCATCGGAGGATATAACGCCTAATTTTGGTTTCACGGCTGAACAGCTAAAGACGCTTAAAGCAAGCCCCGAGAAGATACAAGAAATTACAAAGCAATTCAACGGCTTAAAGAAAGAAGCTCTTAAAAGCAACCCATTTAAGCAGTTAGCAAGCGATGTAAAAGAGTTATTCTCTAAGGATGATAAGGACAAAGGGTTGGAAGAAAAGCTTAAAAAAGTTGGTCGTTCAGCCGCTGCATCGGCAGAATTAATCGGAGGAATGGCAAATAAATTAGGCGATTTGTTCGAGGCTGCTGGAAATGAGAATTTAGCAGATATGATGCGTGGCGTGACAGATGCAATGAACAGCGCAAGCAATATCGCTCAAGGCTTTGCGCAAGGTGGTATTTTCGGAGGTGTTCAAGCTATTGCAAGCGAAACTATCGGTTGGATTACAAAGGCTTTCCAAGCTGGCAAGGAACACGCAGAAGCACTAAAGAAGATACGTCAAGAAACCATTGCACAGCAACGCAGTTATAATCTTGCTTTGCACGCTCAAAACCTAGAGTTTGAGAGGGCAAATACAATCTTTGGAAACCTCGATTACAAAAAGGCTATTAATTCTGTGTCGGCAATGAAAAACGCCTATTCAGACTATGCTAGCGCAATCGAGGGAACAATTGAGCAACAACGCAAGTTTAGCCGTCTACACATACCAAAAGACCCGCTAGGCTTGATGCGTTTTGCTCAAGATCTGGAGGTGAACAAAAAACTCAAAGGCTTTGGAAATGACCTTAAGAAAACATTTGCGGGACTTGCCGATATTGGCATAAAAACAGGACACCAAAAAGGTGGTATATTTAGAAAAGGTCGTGATATTTACGGAAGTCTTTTAGATGCTTATCCCGAGTTGATAGATGCATCAGGAAAGTTTAATAAGACACTTGCTGAAAGCATTATTAATACTAGAGAGTTCCAAGACGGAGGCAAAGAAACATTGCAATATATTGTTGATTTGTACAACAAAGCAGAGGAGGCATCAAAGCAAGTTAAAGAATACCTTACAGGTATCTTCGGAGATTTGGGAAACTCGATGTCTGACGCTTTAGTCAACGCCTTTAAAAACGGCACATCGGCAGCGGAGGATTTCAATAAAAGCGTTCAAAAAATGCTCGAGAGCTTTGGCAAGCAAATGATATTCTCAACAATGTTTAGCGGAATAATCGAGCAAGCCAATACACGGATGCAAGACGTTATGAAAGATTTAACGCTAAACGAGGAGAGTAAATTCAAGGAATATGTAAATATTCTCGACACAATGACAACGGGCATTTTATCGCAACAAGGTAATTATAATAATTTGATGCAACGTTACCAAGAAATGGCAGCGAAAAAAGGCTTTAATTTGTTCTCTGATGATGCGACAAGAACAGGGGCAAACAAAGGTATTGCAACGGCTTCTCAAGACAGCGTTAACGAGTTAAACGGACGTATGACCGCAGTACAGGGACACACCTACTCGATTAGTGAGAATACAAAAATGCTTGTGAGCAATACAACGGCACTTTTAAAAGCTGTGATGCACATCGAAAGCGAGACAGACGGAATGCGTGAACGCTTGGTTAAGATTGAAAGCAACTCAAACCAAATAAAAAACAGCCTAAACGATATTGCGATAAAGGGTGTAAAAATGGTGTAAAACTATGTTTGAAAATAGACTTTATATAAATGGAAATGATGCTTTTTTGCGCTATGGCGTTTTGCTTGCGCAAGGTGGGATAAATGACTTGCTCAAATATCCCACAAGAAAAGCATATTTATACAATGATTGGTTTGAACAAGAGGGCATTGACGCTGATTTAAGCGAGCCTTTGTTCGAGCCTAAAGAGGTGAATTTAACCTTTTACGCAAGTAGCGATAGCAATTTGGAGGAATTTGTCACAGATCTAACAAGAAGCGTTTATCACACGTTTGAAGATAAGCTATTACAAAGAGAGTTTAAATTGCGCCTAATAAAGCAAACCGCAGTTAGTTTAGTGAATGGCTTTTATTTCACAACAATAGCATTTGCAGACGATTTT